CTACAGACTTACTAAAGTTACTAACCTTATGTAAGATTGCTGTAAAGCAAAAAACGAGAAAAGGGTCCTTCGGGACCCTTTTTTTTATTATAAATTCATGATAATACTTAGTCAATTTATCACTCTAATCTTATAAGTAATAGTATGCATTTTGCATAAAATTTTATGGAGAAAATTATGTGGACTAAACCAACATATACAGAAATGAGATTTGGATTTGAAGTAACAATGTACATAATGAACAAGTAATACTCAGAGGGGACTAAATGTCCCCTTTTTTAAATGGATAAATAGTAGTATAAACGAATAGGAAAACTACTATGGCATATGACAGCAATGTTAACATTCAGACATGGGTTCAATCAAATCCAGTTCAGCAAAATTTAAACTATCTTGCACCGTCATCATTTGTGTTTACAATGCAAAATCTTCCAACTGTTGCATTTACATGTCAGACGGCAAATATTCCTAATACTACATTAGGAATGTCTACACAATTTACAAGAGTTAAAGATACTCCAGTTCCTGGTGACACATTACAATTTGGTGACTTATTAATTACCTTTCTTGTTGATGAGGATATGGTAAACTATAAAGCACTCTATACATGGATGAGAGCAGTCAGTGGTGACATTGACACAAAAGAGTACACAGATTATATAAACTCTTCTGTGGCGCATCCTGCGGCGTCTAGTAGTACATTAAAACCTATTGCTCCTACTATGACAGACGCTACAATGACAATTACAAATAGTAGCAATAATGCAAACGTAGAGATACGCTTCAAAGATTTATTTCCAACTTCATTGGAAGCACTACAGTTTGATATCACAGACACATCAATGCCATACATCACGGCATCTGCATCATTTTCATTCTCTTGGTTTGATATTGTGAAATTATAACTTTTACCCTTTTTTTGCTTGACAAAAAGGTAGAAGTGTGTCATTATGTATAAAATTATATGTGAGGAATGAATGATAGAACTAGACAAGTTACAACAAATGTGGGCGGCAGATGCTGGATTCGATGACACCGAACTTAGCAAAGAAGCATTAAATGTACCAAATCTACATGCTAAGTATGTTGCAATTTTAAGCACAGTCAAACTCAATCTCAGAAAAGAACAAAGCGATTACGCAAAACTTAGACGCTATAAGTGGCGGTACTATCGTGGAGAACTGTCGGAGAATGAATTAAAAGAACTTGGTTGGGAACAGTACTTGGGTGCAAAACCTCTGAAGAATGAAATGGAAGAACAACTAGAAGGCGACTTTGATTTAATCAAAAAGAAAGACAAAGTTGTATATTATGAAACGGTTGTAAACTTCTTAGAATATGTTGTTCGTAGCATCAACTCGCGTGGGTGGGATATCAAGAATGCAATCGAATGGCACAAGTTTACTAATGGGGTAATGTAATGAACACTGTTGAGTTATTTCCAACAAAAATATACACAGATATGTTTCCTGTTATAACTGCCGATCCTGACTTATGGGTAGATGAGTTAAGAAAAGCACATATTGATTGGCATCGTTATAAAAATGTAGAGAAAGGACCCACAAGTCCATCAAGAATTAATCTTTTAGATACTAAAGATACTGCACTTGATGCATTTAAAGAAAAATATATAAAATACTTTTCTGACTTACATGGGGTTGATTTGATACCTCACACTTTATGGATGAACTTTGCATCAAAGTATGAGCATCATGGTCAACATTGTCATTATAGAATGAAGAAACTTTATAGCATTGTGTGGTACATTAAGCATGATGGAGAAAATGGTAATTTAGTAATTCATAATACGAATCCTCACAAGTTATTACCTTTAGGTCCTGAACCTTTTACGATAATGAATTCATATCAAAATGGTGTTATTGCTATTCCTTCTTGGTTAGAGCATGAGACAGAAGCAAATCTTACTGATAATGAAAGAATTTCAATAGTAATGGATATTGGTTTACCTTTAGATGCACCAATTTCTGATTCCGAAAAACTATTGAATGAAGTATTATGAGGCAGTAACGCAATGAAAGTATATCAATGTGCTATATGCGGTGAACTATATTTTGAAGAGATAGAAGGACCTTTAACACCGGACTATGTTTGTCCTGAGTGTGGTGCATCATATAAGAGTTTTGTAGATATAACAGATGAATATAATTCTAACTAAAGTGAACGAAGTCTTTATGACTGTAGAATGTGAAGATGCTGGTGTTCTTATGGAACTATCAGAGTACTTTACGTTTAAAGTTCCTGGTGCAGAATTTATGCCTACATTTAGAAATAAGATGTGGGATGGTAAAATAAGATTATTCAATATGTGGACAAAGCAATTGTATATTGGATTGATGCATCACTTAGAAGAGTTTTGTCGAACTAGAGAATATAAACTATTGGGTCAGTCTAGTGTAGTTAAAAAAAGTGAAATAACTACAGAAGATGTTGTGAAGGCATTATTGGACTTAAATCTTCCTTTTAATCCTAGAAATTATCAAGTTGATGCTATAAGAGATGGAATAAATGATAAACGATTGATGATGCTATCTCCAACCGGTTCTGGTAAATCATTAATCATTTACGGACTAATTAGACTAGCAACAACTGGACGAGTACTTATAGTTGTTCCTACAACTTCTCTTGTTGAACAGATGTATAAAGACTTCAAAGATTATGGTTTTGATAGTGATGAGAATTGTCATAAAATTTATTCTGGACATGACAAGAACACCGATAAGAGAATAGTAATTACAACTTGGCAGTCTGTATATAAACTACCCAAAGCATGGTTTAAAGACTTCTCAATGGTCATTGGTGATGAGGCGCATCTATTTAAAGCAACATCACTAAAGACGCTCATGGAGAAGTGTGAGAATGCTATGTTGCGCTTTGGAACGACAGGAACACTAGATGACGCAAAAACGCACAAGTTAATGTTAGAAGGATTATTTGGTCAAGTACGCAGATTTACAACATCAAAGCAGTTAATGAAAGATGGACAACTTGCAAAATTAAAAATTAATTGTTTGATGTTAAATTATTCTGATGAGGTAAGAAATTCAACTAAAAAATACTCTTATCAAGAAGAGATGGATTTTCTTGTATCACATGCACCAAGAAATAACTTTATAAAAAATCTCGCTTTGGATCAAACAGGAAATACTCTATTACTATTTCAGTATGTTGAAAAACACGGTAAGATATTATATGAAATGATTAAAGAAAAAGTTGGTGATAGAAAAGTATTTTTTGTCTATGGAGGAGTTAATGCAAATGAAAGAGAAGACATTCGTGCAATCACAGAGAAAGAAACTGATGCAATTATTGTTGCTAGTTATGGCACTTTCAGTACTGGTATTAACATTAGGAACTTACATAACATCATTTTTGCTTCACCATCTAAATCAAAAATTAGAAATCTTCAGTCTATTGGGCGTGGGTTGAGACTAGGGGATAACAAGGCAGAAGCGACATTATATGATATTAGTGATGACTTGAGTAGAGGTGCCCACAAAAACTATACACTGGATCATGCTGTAGAACGTATTAAACAATATAACGAAGAAAAATTTAAATATAAAATTATAAAGGTTAAGATATGAGTGAAGTAGTAAGACTAGTGAAGTTGAAAAATGGCGACACTCTTATAACAAAAATTGATGTAAGTGAGGAGAAAGAATATGCTACGTTAAAAGAACCTGTGTTAATACATAAATGGATGCAACAAGATAGAGAAGGTGGTGGTGCATATGAAAACGCCACGTTCGGACCGTGGGAGTCTTTTTCTGGTAATCAAATATTTCATATTTCAAAAAAAGAAATTTTATGCTTGACATTACCTAGAGAAGATGTTATAATGTACTATAATCGTCTAATTGAAAGACTGAGGGTAGAAACACCGCCTAGCATGATTGATGACTTAGATGAAAATAGTATAGAAAGATTAAAACGATTGAAGAGTATGGTAGATGATTTAAATATTAGCATCGAACCTGGTGACAACACCGAACTACAAGATGAGATAGAAGAATATTTGTATAACGCAAGTAAGATAACAAAACACTAATTGGAGAGATTATGACCAGTGCAAAAAAAATTCCCAAAAAACGGGAACATTATGTTAACAATAAAGATTTTTTAGAAGCATTAATTGAGTATAGAAAAGACTGTGATAAAGCAGAAGCAGATGGAAAACAGAAACCACCAGTAACAAGATACTTGGGTGAATGTTTCTTAAAGATTGCACAGCATTTATCTTATCGTCCTAATTTTATTAATTATACATATAAACACGATATGATTTCGGATGGTATTGAAAACTGTTTAATGTATTTACATAACTTCAATCCAGAAAAATCAAAGAATCCTTTTGCTTATTTTACGCAAATTATCTATTATGCATTCTTGCGTAGAATTCAAAAAGAAAAGAAACAAACTGAACTGAAGCAAAAACTCATTCAGAACATGATGGTCGATGAAACTATGTTCACACAAGATGGTGATGATAGTGCCTATGCAAACCAATACTTAGACTTTCTGCAAGATAATTTTGTTCGACAAGATAGTGAAGAACGTGAGGAAGAATTTGCTGAAGAAAAACCTAAACGCAAACAGCGTTCAGGTGCTTTAGATGAATTTATGGAGGAATAAGTATGAATACAATTGGTATAGTGGGTGCTGGAAATGCAGGTTTATTTGCGGCATTGACTATAAAGAAGTTGCGTCCTGGACTTTCAGTTTATGTTGTCGGTTCTCCTGAAGTTCCAATTGTTGGAGTTGGTGAGAGTTCTACTGAACATTTTGATAACTTTCGCAAAATCCTGGGACTAAACCCAAAAGATATTGTTAAAGAATGTTATGCAACTTTGAAATATGGTGTATATTTTGAGGGTTGGAAAAAAGATTATTCTGACTATTTACACGCTCTAACTAAAACCGAACTTACAATTCATGGTGAACCATACGGGTACTACGGTATCATGGACAACTCAGATGTTCCATTAGAGTTGGCAAATAAATGGATGGTTCCACCAAAAAGTATGGTAGATAGTAGTGGTACTAATTTTCCTAAACAATATCACTTTGATACATTTAAACTCAATCAGTTCCTCATTCGCATGTGTAAACAACTAGGTATTGTTGTGTATGAAGACCACATCGTTGATACTTCATTTGCAGATGATGGTAGATTACTTTCTATTCAGAGTAAAGAAAATGAATATGAAGCAGACCTGTTTGTCGATGCATCAGGATTTCAAAGAATTCTCGCTAAGAAGATTCCTGAGTTTAAATGGCAGTCAATGCAAGATGACATGTTTGTAAATTCAGCGTTTGCATTTCCTTGCCCACACGAAGGTGACAACTATAGATGTTTCACTACTGCCAAAGCAATGAAAAATGGTTGGATGTGGCGCATACCTACATATACGAGAATGGGTAATGGATATGCATATAATGATAACTTTACAACATTCGATGAAGCAGTACAAGAAGTAAAAGAAGTTCTTGGTTTTGAACCTGATGTAAAAAAACAATTTAAGTTTGAAGCAGGATACTACAATAAAACTTGGCATAAGAATGTAGTTCTGATTGGACTATCATCACACTTTTTCGAACCTTTAGAAGCAACTGCAATTGGTGTTGGTTTAGAACAAGCAAAAGCACTAGCAGTTCATTTACCATCTAGAGGATTCTCTAATAATGTGACTGATGGATATAATAGAGAAATTCAGAATATTATGAGAAATATGTTTGAATTTATTAGATTGCATTATGTGAACTGTAGAGAAGATACACCTTTCTGGAAACATGTTGCAGAAAGAAACAAAACACATTTACCAGAAAATATTAAAAAATATATTGACATTGCACAGTATCGTGTGCTACAATACACAGACATTGGAGTGCATACTGACAATAATATATTCTATAACACTTCTTGGAACACAGTTTTATATAGTCTAGACCTTTTACCGAAACAAGTTGCCAGTGACTATTTAAATGGTCTTGGTAATAGAGAAATATTCAAGCATATGTGGGAAAATGGTATTAGTACTTTACCACCTGGCAACTATAAAAAACATAGAGAATTTATTGAGGAAATAGTGAATGAAAATAGCATTGATAACTGACACCCACTTTGGTGCCAGAAATGATAGTGATGTATTTAATGATTACTTTTTTAAGTTCTATGATAACACTTTCTTTCCTTACCTAGAAGAGCATAACATTAAACATTGCATTCATTTAGGTGATATTACTGATAGAAGAAAGTTCATAAACTTCAAAACACTACAGAAATTTCGTCATGATTTCATCTGGCGTCTAGGTCGCATGGGTGTAGATACACATGTGATTATTGGTAACCATGACACATACTTCAAAAACACGAATGAAGTAAATAGCATGGAAACTTTATTCACTGGGTTTGATGGTCAAAACGAACCTTGGATTCACGCAGAACCAGCGCATATAATTATAGATGATGTAAAGTTCTTATTCGTTCCTTGGATTTGTGCAGATAATTATGACCACACAATGAAAGTCATTTCTGAAACCGATGCGGAGATTGTGTTAGGTCATTTAGAAGTACGAGGGTTCACGATGTATAAAGGATTCACGAACTTTGACCACGGACTTGATAGAAAGATATTTGATAGATTTGAACTTGTATGCTCAGGTCACTTCCATCATAAGTCAACGCAAGGTAACATCACATATCTCGGTAATCCATATCAGATGACTTGGTCGGACTATGGTGATCCTAGAGGGTTTCACATCTTTGACACAGAAACAAGAGAGATTGAATTCGTAGAAAACCCTTATACAATCTTTGCAAAGTTAGAATATAACGATAGAGATAAGTCATATGAGAACTTTGATCCGTCTGATTTTAAAGACAAATATGTAAAGGTGGTAGTAATCAACAAAATTAATGCGAAAGTATTTGACAAAGTAGTTGATTTGTTGTATAATGTAGGGGTTCATGAGTTGAAAATAGTTGAAGACTTTAGTGACTTTGATGCGACATTTGTTGATGATAAGAATTTGAAACTAGATGATACGTTAGATTTGTTGAATACTTACGTTGATGAAGTCGATACAACTGCAGATAAACAACGCATTAAGACTGACATGAAACGTCTTTATGTGGAAGCGAGTAATAACGTAGTATGATTAAATTTGAAAAAGTAAGATGGAGAAATATTCTATCAACAGGTAATGCTTTTACAGAAGTAGACATCTGTAAGTCACCAACTACACTAGTTGTTGGTACTAATGGTTCTGGTAAGTCTACATTCATTGATGCTTTATCTTTTGCGTTGTTCGGTAAACCATTTCGTAAAGTTAAGGTTGGACAGTTAGTTAACTCCATCAATCTTAAAGATGCGTTAGTTGAAGTTGAATTCAGTATTGGTTCATCGGAGTATAAAATTCGCAGAGGTATGAAACCTACTATCTTTGAAATCTATCAGAATAATGTTTTGGTGAACCAAGATGCGGCGGCGAAAGACTATCAAGAGTTTTTAGAGAAGCAAATTCTCAAATTAAACTATAAGTCATTTACGCAGATTGTCGTTCTTGGTTCATCATCTTTCGTTCCTTTTATGCAACTTCCTGCACCTCATCGTAGAGAGATTATCGAAGACTTACTTGACATTCAAATCTTCACAAGAATGAATGATATTCTACGCGGTGAACTATTGCAAGTTGCACAAGAGTATAAAGATGCAGAAGGAAATCTGTCGGTGGTTCGACAGAAAATCAATCTGCAAGAAGACTACTTGGAGAGAATAAATGAACAACGCAAGAAATCGACAGAAGACATTAAACAACGCATTGTCAAGGCGCAGGACGCAATTTCAACTTACGAAGGAGAAATCGCAAAGCGAATGGACCGGATACGAGACTTACGAGGAACTATTGAAGATGAAGAAAGTAACGATAGACGGTATCAAAAGTTCACATCAATCCAAGACCAAATGAAAAGAACTGCAACGAAAGTTGCAAATGATATTGCATTCTATAATGATAATGATGAGTGTGGAACATGCAAACAAGACATTCCTCAAGAGTTTAAGAATGATGTTATTCAAAGTCGTAGAGATAAATTATCAGAACTCGACAAAGCACAAATTCAATTAAAAGGTGAACTTGAAACTGTTCGTAGTCGTTTAGCACAAATTACAAAAGTTCATGATGAAATTCAAACTCTGCAAGGAGAAGTCAATGACTTAAACTTGCGTATTCAAACAAACAACAGAAGCATTGCTGAATGGAATACTGAGATTGAAACTGCAAATGCTACGTTACCTGAAGCAGATGAGCATGTTCAAAAACTAGCAGAAATGCGTGATGAAGAACGTAAGGTATCTGACACTAAGAACGAACTGAACGACCAGCGATATTATTCTGAAATCTCAGCAAACCTATTGAAAGATACTGGTATCAAAACGAAGATTATCAATCAGTATCTACCTGTGATTAATCATTATGTTAATCACTTTCTCCAAGCACTTGACTTCTTTGTCCAATTCAACTTAGATGGGTCGTTCAAAGAAACAATCAAGTCGCGCCACAGAGATGAGTTTTCGTATGCATCATTTTCAGAAGGTGAAAAGTTGCGTATTGATTTGTCATTACTGTTTACTTGGCGTACTATTGCAAAGATGAAAAACTCAACTAACACAAACTTGCTTATTTTAGATGAAGTATTCGATAGTTCACTAGATGCAAGTGGAACAGAAGAGTTTCTTAAAATCCTAAATACAATGGACAAAGGCATCAATGCATTCGTTATATCTCATAAGGGTGATATCTTACAAGATAAATTTACTAACATTATGAGATTTGAAAAAACAAATAACTACTCTAGGATGATAACATGAGCGAAGAAAAATTAATTAAAGTTAGTGTAGAACCGAACTATAAGAAATCTATTTCTGAAATCCAAACTTGGTATAAAGAAATTGAAGGTGAAAAATATTGGATCACTATGGACCAAGGTTGGCGATGGGGTAAATGGGTAGGTGAAGTTACCGAAGAGCAACTCGCCGAACTTAAAGAAGATAGTGAGAATGGTGTATGTGAACCTGGCATCTATGAAGGTCTAGATATGGATTACCTAGATGATGGTGTGTGGTTACAGTTTGAAGGTTCTAAAAATGTCACAGAAGAAATGCTCTCTGAGTTTGAAGAACTATTTGAAGAAGATGGATATAGCGGTGTAGAAGGAGCAGATTGGGTAGACCATGACTGCGAAATCTTTATTAACACTGGCCTAAATATTATTATCGATGGTGAAGGAGGACGAAAATAATGAGTGAAGTGAGATTTACACAAACAGAATATCATCAGATGACAATCACTAAAGACATGAGTGTGAGTGAAGAACATATTATCGAACAAGGTTTGACAGTAGAACGCTTTAAAGAAATTATGAATGGTGAAGACCATACTGATGAAGAGTGCGACCAATATAATGAAATTCTTATGGGGTGGGCAGAACTTCTTGACAGTGAAGAAGATTTGTGGACTGACCGTAAGGGTGGTTATGAAATCGATTATGAACTGGTAGATGATGATGAGTGATATCCTAGAATTGACACCTGCTGAAGATTTAGTAGGAAATAAACCACCTGAGTTCGATTTTGATAATCCATTCATGGACCCAAAAGAACTTATTGACCAGTTATGGACTAACATGAAACACTATGGTGGTGTCGGTTTATCTGCACCACAAGTCGGTCTAAAGACTAAAGTATTTGTTATGGGTACTGATGATATGAGATTGAATGTGTTTAATCCTCAAGTTCTCACAATTGATGATAAGATGGACAACTATAAAGAAGGTTGCTTAACATGGCCGTTCTTGTTCTTACAAATTAAACGTCCTAAATTTTGTCTTGTGAGTTACTACGATGAAACCGGGGAAGCGAAGAACATGCGATTTGAAGGTATGACTGCTAGAGTGTTTCTACATGAGTATGACCACATGATGGGTATTGACTTTACACAACGAGCATCAAAGTTAGTTCTAGAAAGAGGACTAAAAGCAAGAGATAAGAAACTAAAGAAGTTAGTGCTACAAGGAAAGTTGAAGTTGAATGTTGCCTAATTTTAGACAAGTTTTTGAATATGACTTTGATTTATTTGATTGGAATGATGTAGCATATGCATATGCATATTCAATCGAACAGAGAGGTTCGGAAGGCGTAAAACATAACAAAGATAACTTTATCATATTGTGTGCGGAGTGTATTCCGCAAGTAGAAGAAACTAGAAAATTTATATTCGAAAAAAGAAGACTTTCTGATAAAGATAAAGTTAACTGTCACATATATTCTAACATGTCTCCTCAACAAAACACTGTTGATGTTCATAGTGATATTGACGATGTGTATATTTGGCAGGTAAAGGGGAGAACTAATTGGTGGGTAGAAGATTGCTTTGATGATTGTCAACTTGGTTTAAATCAAATGATATATATTCCAGCAAATGTTAATCACAAACCAACAGTCACAGTGCCAAGAATATCTGTGAGTTTTAGTATAGAGTATGGAGCATATGAATGACAGAAGAAATGAAAGATTGGCAGAAAGGTTATCAGTTAGATTACCTAAAAGAAATTACTACGGAGTATGACCACTATAATTCATACACGGATAGTCCTTTTGCACAATTTAAGAAGAATAATATTGCAGACTACTTAGATAAGAAGTCACTCAGAAAAGCAGGTGATGCTTGGATTAATATTACAGAAGCGAAAGTTCGCTCAAAGATTACAATGCATGGTGCAGGTCCAATTATTGGATATA